TATACCGTGTCTCACCCATCTCGATTTGGAACCGAGATGGACCCCCTGCTTCAAAGGAGTCAACACGAAGGTCTTTCACCTTCGTATTGAACCAGTGAAGTACTGCTGATGCTCCATTGGGAATAAACTTCTTCCTTCTGGGTACCAGCAGCCTGATGATGAAAGCCTGCTTCCAAGTAGAATACTTGGGGCGTGCCTCATCCCAGGAAGCCCACAGACCGCACTCAGACCCATAATTCCCGGGTATGAGGTACCGTTGTTTAGACGGTATGGTCTTGACGAGGAACAGATACAGGCTTTGATACCTGCCTGGATTGTGCCTAGCAGTCGCCCAAAGGCGAATACTATTAGCAATCCAGAATTTCCTGTTCAACGTGTCCAGGGGCTCTTTACAGTAAAGAGGGGTTACGTCCTTGCCGTAAAAGTAGTGTTTACCACAACTTTCTCGGAAGGGTCCGTCACAGAAAGTCTTGTCTATATTGGTTTTAAAACCGCAATAGTCAAGAAGTCCTATGAGGTCCTCGGCGACACTATTGTGGATGATTAAATCATCACCATAGACGCCCAAGCGACGGTCGCTACATCCAGTGAGATCGACTACACTACGCGCAAGAGCCCAGAAAATAAGGGACTCAAGCTCGAACGTGTAACCGTTCCCCATGGATGATATCTTCTCAAACGGGTGCTTATTTCCGCAGGGAAGAATTCCGACTTCTGATCGACAACGACATAGCGCGTCAAACCAGTCGTACGGTAATAACAGGCGAACAAGTTCCAGTGCAATACTGTCACTTGCGCTAGCGAGGTCGATAGTCGCGAGACTACCGGTACCGCTACCAATACAAGCTAGTTTCTGGTTCCGAGTTTGATCATTAAGATCAATCCCGACCGAGCGTAGCTTGTCTCTGATCACTGCGCCGATTCCGGTCTGAATAAACATATTCATCTCGGGCTCGATCGCAATACAACGATCAGTAAGGGCTGTTTTAGCGACGGTGGTAACCTTACTTCCTTCAACGACGGTAACCCAGTTAACTGGATCATCGCCGTATTGGGACCTCATCTGTTCTGCCCAGAGCGGAGTGCTCCAGATAGCACAGATAGAGAGTAAGGCGTTATTACGTGTCGTTTCAGGTTTGCCCTGAAATTTATAAAACGGAGCACCACTTCGACGTTTAAGGCGCGTACTAGCGCCTCCCGTAAAAGCGAACCGTTCAGACGCCTTGTTCCAATCAAAAGCGCCTAAAAGAGACTTTATCTTTTGCCTAGCATACGAAATGTATTGCTCAGGTGAGATACCGTATCCCGATAAGGGGCGGTTCTCATAAGGTCTCACTTTAGTCAAGTTTGTTTGGCGACAGGCAGCTTCACTCTCCATAAACTTGGTCATAGCAACGGATTTACGGTCAATTCCAAGAGGAAAAGATGAGTATTTACGTAGCAACGAACAAGCAAGGTAGTCACGAGCAAATAAAGCGTGATCGTCGCCGTACTGGCGAGGATCCACTTTGCTATTGACAACCTTGAGGTAATCACCCTCTTCAAGCCAGGTATTAATCTGACGAGAAAGAGGTGTACCCAGTGCTTTAAGTATCTTAGAGCACGTTTGGTGAGTGTTGCCTTTACGACTGTAGCTAACTGCGTTAGATACCTGCATAGCGTTCTCGCTTTTGCAAATGTGAAGGTGAAGAGGTTCATATGAACCACCTTTGCCCCTTCGCACACTAATCCATAGTGTGCGTCAGTCCTACGTTACCAGAACGACTCGAGGTCGTCAGCGGACGTAACGAGCAGCGCGTTGTTGAGGGCGTTAGCCGCCAATACGCGAAGATCTTTACGTTCTTGCTTGGTGCTCTTGTTAGAGACAACCAAGTCAATGGTAGCGAGGTTCACATAGTCGACAGTTTTAACGGATTTACCGCTAGTGTCGGTTACGTCGATGACCTTAGGTTGGGTCAACTTACCAGTTACCTTGTAAGTTGACGAGCCTTTGGTCGGTGCCCGCACGCTCCACGTAATCGTGGGATACCCGATCGGCACTCCACTAACGCGCTCTTCGAAGGTTGCGATGCCATTGGCATCGATCTTCGTAGGCGAGAAAGTATGAGTGACGGGGGTAGCGGCGCCATCTTGGATGGCAATAGCGGCATTTGCTGGCATGATAGCCTCGTTTACAATGGGGTTATTTAAAGAAACCTCTCAGAAGGGCGACTGCGTTTAACGCATGTCCAACGGAGAGGGGGTTCTTGACGTAGGGCATAGGAAAAGGAGTTCCCGTATAAACCTGACGGTTCATAGAGAAATACTTACCTGTCCCTACAGATTTACCAGATTGCATTACACCTTGCCCGCGATCCATGACACTCCTAGGAATGACCATGGTTTGCATAGTTTGGTCTAATACTCTGGTAAGCGTTCCCCCCTTGAAGGTGCAGCCCGAGGTGGCACTAAGTGCGCCGAGGACATTGCCAACAGGGAGAAGCCAATCAACAACGAAAGACCAGGGGGTTAATTCCCAGGCGATTTCGAGTGGGTTAAGCAAACCCAACTTAGACGCTTCAGATAACGCCTCATATTCGACGGAATACCAAAGTGAAACCTTGGTAATCAGTTTTGTTTGAATATTAGACGTTACTGACCACGACTCAGTTTGATTAGCTATGACTTGAGAATCGTTATCGGTAATTGTTCGCTTTACATTGAACAATGTGCCTTTAACAGCTCTACGACCGGTCAAGTACTCATATCCGCCATGAATGTCGGATAAGAGAGGTAACCAGCCGTATTGCAACTCAAGCCAGGAACTGGCGGTTTTCTTACCGCGTTTATCGACGCCTAGCACTTTAGCAGCCTCACGGAATTTTCCCCGCTTAGCAGCTATATATGCCCGATAAACACGAGCGGTGCGATCTGCTATCATGTCTATAGATTTTTGCCTTTCGGCAAAGACCTGTAGAAGGTTGACTGACATGTCGCGTACCTTTAAAAGGCACTCGACCTCAGCCCGATAGACAGAGTTCTGCCCCGGGAGTTGAGTTGTGCGAGGAAAAGATGGCATAACGTTAAAATAAACGTTAGACATCCCTCCTTCCCACATCTCAATCCTCCAAGGACCAACTACACCCCGTCGGTAATGTTCTCGAGTAAGTGAACCCTGCAGAGGGGAGTAATCCATAACCGTACATTCGTACGGAGACGGACTACGCCACCCTGAAAGGTCTTTCTTATTCCTGACCAAACCGGATCTCGTAATCTGCTTGTAGGCTACGCCGGCCGACTGGACTCGTGAGAGTATCCCGTCGTCGTAGTAGTTCTCAAACAGATTGAGTGGGGAGAAGTAGTTCTCGCGTGACATAGGTACCTCCAACTAAGTTTGGGGGCACATATGCGGGTCGACTAAGACCCAGTTAGACCAAGGGTTGTGAAACCCTTAGGCCCCCG